CCCGTGGCCCCCGTCACGCCCTGATTGCCCGCCGCGCTGATGGTCCAGTCGGCCAGCGTGCCGGAGCCGCCGGTCAGGTCCACGGTGACGGTGAGGGCGGTGCTGGTAAAAGCCGAGATCGGCCCTTCCATGAAGTTGGCCGGGGTTGCCGCCGAAGCCACGCGCACGCGCTGGCCCACCGCGAAGGCGGTGGCCGTTGCCACGAGGTTGGTGGTGAAACTCTTGGAGCCGGTCCCCACCGCCACCGAGGATGCGCTCGTGAGGCCCGCATAGCCGATCCCGGTGGGCCCGGTGGCCCCTGTCGCCCCGGTGACGCCCGTGGCTCCGGTGATGCCAGTGGGGCCCGTTGCCCCCGTGCTGCCCGTGACACCCGTGGGGCCCGTGGGGCCGGTCGCCCCCGTGACGCCGGTTGCGCCGACGCTGCCCGCCGCGCCCGAGGCACCGCTCGGGCCCGTGGCCCCAGTCACGCCCGTGGCTCCCGTCACGCCTGTGGGCCCCGTGACGCCGGTTGCGCCCGTCACGCCAGCCGGGCCCGTGGGGCCGGTGTCGCCCGTCAGGCCCTGCGGCCCTGTCGCGCCGGTTGCGCCCGTAACGCCAGTGGCCCCGGTCGCACCCTTCTCAACCCAAACATCCCACTCGGGGTCAACGCCGGGCGTCTTGTTCGTGTTGCCGCTGTTGGCAATCCACGAGGAGCCGAGATATTCCACGCCGTCATTGGCCGCATAGGTCGCGCCGCTGTCCCATGGCCCCTGCCACGCCACGCCCGAGCCGGGCGCGCCAGACGGCCCGGTTGCCCCGGAAGGGCCGGTTGGCCCCGTGGCACCCGTTGCCCCTGTGACGCCCGCGCCCGTGGCCCCTGCAGGCCCCGTGGGGCCCGTGGGGCCCGTGGGGCCTGTCGGACCCGTGGCCCCTGTCGCCCCCACGCCGGTGGCTCCCGCCGGGCCTGTCGCCCCTGTCTCGCCTGCGGGGCCGGTGGCACCCGTTGCGCCGGTCGCGCCTGCATCGCCCTGCGGCCCGGTGGCCCCGGCGGGGCCCGTCGCCCCAGCCGGGCCGGTCGCCCCCGTTGCCCCAACGCTTCCCGATGCGCCCGAAGCCCCGGAAGGGCCGGTTGATCCTGCGGGCCCTGTCGGACCCGTCGCGCCGGAGAGCCCCTGCGGCCCGGTAGCTCCCGTGTCACCCTGCGGCCCGGTTGCACCCGAAGGCCCCGTTGCGCCTATGTCGCCCTGCGCCCCTGTCGGGCCCATGGGGCCCGTCGCGCCATCAGCCCCCGTGGGGCCCGTCGCACCCGTCGCGCCCGCCGGGCCGGTGAACGCCACCGCAAACGGTCCCGCGTCATTCCAGGCGGACCCATTCCACGCGAAGAGGCGATAGCCGTCCTCCACAATATAGGCGTCACCCGCATCATTGCCGGACGGCGGAAGATCGGCCTCGAGCGGCACGGTGCCCTTGTAGGTGATGCCGCCGCCGGGCGGGCCGGATGGGCCTTCCGGTCCCTGCGGCCCCGTCTCCACGATCTCAATGATGGCCACTTCGTCGGTGACGATTTCGACCGTCTCTTCGTTGGGGACAAGAACCTCGATCACATCACGCGGCATCGGGATTGTCTCCGCCTTCCCCGATCAGCGTCCCCATCATGAACACCTCTTCACGGCCGCTGGTGGTGCGCTGGATTTCGTAGCGCGTAAGCGGACCCTCGGGAATGGTACGCGACTGCGCCAGCGTCATCTGGATCGTGGCGCGCGCATCGGGAACCGTCTCGTCCGCTGACAGCGTGATGCCCGAGCCCACGCCGAGCGTCACGGTGCCCGCCGCATTGAAGAACGTGAATTTCAGCGACGTGTCAAAGCTGACGAGTGTCCCATCCGTGCCGCCCGCCCGATAGCGGACGATAATCGGATCAGGTGCACCGATGTGCACATAGAAATCGCGGGATGGGGTCGCCTGAACACTGGACATGGTGCGCCATCATACGCCGTTTCCTCCCGCGCAACAACGCTGTACTTAGTCGCTAAGTTGCGCAATTTTTGTCACGGCAGAGACGTGTAGTCGCGCCGCCGCAGAAGCCACACCTTGCCACCGCCCACCGTGGCCGGAACGCCGGGCAGGCCGGGGAAGGACAGCCGCGCCCGCAGCAGTTTCTGCGCCGTGGCATTGTAGGAGGAAATGATGGTGGATGCCGCCGTGCCGGTGCCGATGTAGGACAGGCCGAAGCCCATGTGGTTCTTCAGCGACAGGCGCGGCGTCCAGAACTCGAGATCGAAGCCGCGCGGCGTGACGTCGGTGGAGCCGAGCGTCAGCACCGTGGTGTAGGCGCCCGTGGTCTGCTTGTAGATCTCCAGATTGATGGTGGACGAGCTACTGGGGGTGATCTCGCTGCCGACGAGGCGGTATTCATAGCCGTCCTCGAAATCCGGCGTCACGATGTTGGACAGCGCCCCGTTCACCGCGAAGTCGTAGATGAGGCCGTCCTTGGTATCGCCAATACTCACCTTGTCCACCGGATGCCAGCCCGCGCGCATCACCGGCGCGCCCGAGGCGGTTTCGGCCAGCGCGGATGGGTTGTCGCGCAACGCTGTCACGGTGGCGCTGGAGGGGATGCCGCCCACGGCCACTGCAGGGTTGGAAATATCGGTCCATGTCGTCATCACAGCCACCTGTAGGGTTGTTCGGTTGCGGAGCCGTCCTTGCCATCGCTGTCAAGCCAGCGGTAGGGCTGGGGGTTTCCGTTGAGGTCGTTGCCGCTCGAATCCAGCCAGGACCAAAGCGCCCCGCCTTTTCCGTTATCTTCCGCGGTGAAGCGGTAGGACAGGCCGTTGCGCGCCACCTCGGCAGAGGTGATGAGCCATTGCCCGGAGCGCGGCGCGCCGGTGAAGTCCACATCGAGGAAATGGCTGATCTCCACCACGGAACCCGTCCACAGGTTTTCCGCGTCCTTGGCGGCGAGTTCGAACGTCACTTCCTTCCGCACGTCCGAGAAGCGGTCCAGATAGGACTGCGCCAGAACGTTGGCCAGGGCCTGCGAGGCGAGGAAGCGGCAATAGAGTTCACGGATTTGCGGCTCGCCGCCGTACTGCCGTTGCTTGTCCACGTCGATATAGACGGACACGCGGGAATAGTTGGTTTTCTCCGTCACGGCTGGGATAGGCGTGCGCTGGAGATAGTAGACATGCACCTGCGAGGCGCGCTGTTCGGGCAATTCGCTGATCGAGAACGAGCCCGCCACGATGGCATCCTCATCGGTGAGCAGATAGGGCGCGGGCTCTGGCTTCACCGCCTTCAGCACAATCTGCTGGATACGCTCATCCCACCAGACATTTGCCAGCGCCTGGAGGCACACTTCGCCGGCAAGATCATCGATCTTTGTGGGCTCCACGATATAGGCGGAGAAATTGTAATCCGGCCGATAGGTGAGCTTTTCCGCCGTCCAGGCGTCGAAATCGATGTAGCGCGCGGGGATGCCGCCCCACGTCACGAAGAGGTCGTAAAGGATCTCGTGGAACGGCGCGGCATCGTAGCGGATCACCCGCTGCACGCGCGCGTTGGCCTTGTGCGTGGCCGCCGTGGTGCCGCCGATGGCGCGGGTGAGCGTGCCGAGATAGACGTTGCCACTCTCCGAAACATAACGCTCCGCGAACTGGATCAGCTCGTCATCCACGCGCACGAAACCCGTGGCCGGGTAGTCCGTGAGCAGCGCCCCGGCAATGAGCAGGCTGGTGTCTGTGTCGGTAATGTCCGCCGCCAGTTCGCCCGTCGAGACATAGGGCGCGGTGATGGCCGTGTCGGTCACTTTTCGCAGCACGTCCTTGGCGGTAATCGCCACGCCATCCTTGCCAAAATCGATCTTCTCGATCACATATTCGCGCTTCGTCATGGCCGAAAGCGGTTGCCCGATCAGCCCTTCATAGATGTTCAGCGTGTAGCCCACATGGAACGGATTGCGCGCCAGCCACTTTGTCCAGAACGAGCCCTGTTGCGTCGGGTCATAGCTGCGGGTTGAGATGTACGGATCGGTCCCCACATCGTTCCACGGGAAATCCTTGATGCGCACCTGGCAGACGGCGCGATAGCCCAAGGGCGATTTATCCTTGGAGCCCGAGGCCACGTTCAGGACGGTGGGCGCGGTCTGGTATCCCACGAGTGCCGGCAGTGCCAGCGCGGGCTGGAAATAGTAATCGATCAGGAAGGTTTCATCCGCCTCGGTGGCCAGGAGATCGCCACCGCTTTCGGTTTCGAGGTTGATGGCGTTATCCTGCCATTCATACACGTCATCCGGCACGAAACGCAGTGACAGCGTGCGCGAGAGATCAAGCGCCGGGATGGCCTTGCAGGTGCGGTCCGTCTTCCAGCACTTCTCCCCCGTCGCGGTGCAGGGCGCCACGCCGAATTCGCGCGAGCACAGCGGCTGCAGGATTTCCACCACCTCGATGGGGCGCTGCGCAAACTCCGCCATCAGTAATAACCCGTGACGGACAAGCTTACCGATCGATAGTCCTTCACGCCCATATTGGAGGGCTCAACATCTCGATCCGTCCACACGAAGCCCACGTCTTTCATGATCTTGGAGGGATTGCCCGCGATGCAGAACGGTTGCAGCGGCAGTGTCTGCGCGAAGGGCTCGAAATAGGTATCATACCAGGTGGCGGAGAGGTAATCCCAGCTATAGGCCGTCACCACGCCCTTGCGCTTGGCGATGCGCCCGAGCCACTGGCCGGTTTCGGAAAACTGCTGCTGCGCCTCGGTGATGCGGTTGAGGGTCAGTGGGCGGTGGCCGCCATAGAGCGGGATGGGCATCTGCAGCGCCCGACCCGCGCGGATGATGCCAATAGCCACGTCCGAGCCGTCCGAGACGGTGAGCTTGATCTCCTGCACGGTGTAGGCAACGCCCGCATCGTTAAGCAGGACGCAGATGGTTGACGTGTCGGTGGGGGTGATGGTGCGGCGCGTGGTGTAGGGCCCGCCCGCGGCTGGCGCGGTGGCGATGGCGACGGACTTTCCAGCCAGGTTGTGGGCGGCGATGAAGAGGCAATCGAAGGCCACATCCCCGTCCGCGGTGAGCAGCCACGACTGCGCGCCGGGGTTCAGCAGCCAGCGCTGCGAGGTGTAGTCGTTGGCGGCATATTCCGGCGTGGTGCCGTCGCCCGTCACGGTGCCGGTGATCGGCGCATAGAGGATGCGCGCATGATTGAGAGGGTAGTTGCTGCCGAGTATCCCGCAGTATCGATCATCGGTCAGGAACTCGCAATGATGAGCCAGTTGGTGCCGTCGCAATAGAGATCGGCCCATGCGCCATCGGTGGCGGGGAGGATGGCCGTGGTTGCCGTACCGCCCGCGCGCGGCACCACGTTGGCAGACGCCGAGACAACGGTAAAAGCGCCGCCGATGTTGAGGATGCGGAGCATGCGCCCGCCGTTGCTGGCAGGCGTGGGCAGCGTCAGCGTGTTGGACGCGCCCCGGTTGGAGATGATGACGAAATCGCCCGCGCCCACCGTGTAGGACGTGGTGACGGTGACGGGGAGCGGCCCGGCGAAGGAGCCGTTGACCTGGAACTTGGCGGTGGGCGTGTTGGTGCCCACGCCGATGCGATCCGTGGAGGCATCGAGGAAGAACAGGTTGGCGTCGGTGTCGCCCTCCATGCGCTGGTCCACGTCCGCGCCCGCATCGTTGAAGACGTTGGCCCCGGCAAAGTCGGCGGGCGGGATATTCTTGAATAGCTCTGCGCGCGTCTGCTTCTTCGTCTCGGTGGCGCTGGTGTCCACCACCACATAGAGGTCATCCGTGGCGCTGTTGGCCCCCGTGAGGGCGGTAAGGGCGCTGATCTTCTTGTTCGCCATTATGCGATCACTCCGCGGATCTGGCCGCCGTTGCGCTGCGTGCTGTTGAGCTGGTCGATGAACTGCCGGGCGAACTTCTCCCCGAAGCCCATGGGATCGTTCATCAGCGTGAACTGGAACGTGGTAGTGGGGCCGCCACCGCCGCCTGCGCCACCGCCGCCGCCGGAACTGGCCGCGCTGCCCTTGCCGCCCTTGCCGCCCACGCTGCCCCCGCCGCCGCCGTTCTCGTTGATGCTCTTGATGGAGGCCACCGCCGAAAGGCCCTGCGCCAGCGTGGTGGCATAGGCCGCGAGGTTGGCCGGGAACGGCAGCGTCAGCGCCTTGGCCGCGCCCTGGAAGGTCGAGATGAGGGCCTGTGCGATGGCGAAAACTTTGGCGATCTTCGTGGTTTTCTTGCCGCCCATCTCGAAGATCTGCGCCATCGAGCCGAAGAAGTCGGAGGCCGCGTTCAGATTGGTGTTGAGCGAGGTGGCCTGGATCTCCCGCAGCGCCTGCTGGTGGTCCTGCGCGAGCTTCTGCGAGAGGGCGTAATATTGCTCCTCCGAAATGCGCTTGTTGAGCAGCGCATTGTCCAGCACCGCCTGATCTGCCTGATATTCCGCCACAAGCAACTCGCGCTCGGTCTTGAAATGCTCCTGGATGCGCTTGAGGCGATCTGCGAAATACATGCCCTCTTCCTGCGAGGGGTTAGCCGATGTCTGCGGGTCTTTCGGCCCCTTCTTCGCCTTGCCATCTGCCGCGTTGGTTGTGCCGCCCGAGAACAGCGAGCCCACGGCGGACATCGCGCCTTCCGCGAGTTTCCCCATCTCGCCCACGTAGTCGCGCGCGGCGTTCTCCGCCATGGCCTTACCGATGGCCGTGCCGGCGGCGGCCGCCCCGTCCGCGAACACGTTCTCAAACTGGAAGGCATCCAGTTCCTTGAAGCGTGCGAGGGTGACGCCGGTATAGTCGGAGAGCGAGTTCACGGCATCGATGGCCATGTTGATGCCCGCCACCACCTTGTTGATGAGGCCGGTGATGGCGCGCAGCGCCACGTTGCTGACGCCCACCAGCGCCGCGCCCACGATGGAGCCGAGGTTCTGGAATGCGATCGTCACCACGTCCTTGAGGTTCATGAAGCCGCGGATCACGAAGTTCACGGCATCCTTGACGATGGCCGGGATGTCCACGCCGATGGCGGCCTTCACGTCATCGCGGAAGGCGAAGATGGCCACGGCCGCCGCCGCCACGCCCGCCACGAGCAGCCCCAGCGGGTTGGCGAGCATCGCCGCCGTGACCGCCTTGATGGCCCCCACGAGGCCGGTGCCGATGAGGCTGGTGGTGGTGGTGAGCCCGGCGATGAGCGTGGGCGCGTAGAAGCCCGCCAGCGCCGCGGTGGCGGTGAGGGCGTAGGGGGCGATGCCGGAGAGGGTTTCGCCCAGCTTGCCCGCCGCATCGCTCGATGCGAGGAACGAACCGGCCAGGGGCACGGCGATCGCCGCCACGGTGCCGAGGATGGTGCCGACGAGGCCGAAGCCGGAGAGGAGCTGCGGGGCCTGCTGCGCGAAGGCGCGCGTTGCCGAGGTGCCGGAGGCCACCTGCGTGGCGAAGTCCTGGATCTGGTAGGACGCCATCTGGACCTTGGAGCCAAAGTTCGCAGGGATGACATTGCTGGCGGTCTTGCCGAACGAGGTCAGTTCCGCTTCAGCCTTGCTGACAGCCTCCTCAAGGGGCTTTGTGTTGCCGGAGAACCGTACATCGATGCCACTAACCTGCGCCATTCATGAAGTCCTTCAGCTCTTCCACTTCGGCCCGCGTCAGGGTGCCGGCGAACCGTTCATCCTTCGGCGCTGGCGCGCGCAACTCGTACTCGATCCACCATTCGGGAATGGTCATCTGCCAGAACTCGCTTGGCTGGATGCCCCATTCCCGTGCCCACAAATACATTCCGTTCCAGTCTAGTTGGCCTCCGCCGCCCTCGCCTGAGACTGGTGGTCGGTCTGGGCGGCGGGATTTTTTGCGCTGTCCTCGGGCGAGAACGCCTGAAGCACGGTCGTGATGAGCGCCGTCACCGCCTCCTGCGTGCCCGTAATCAGTTCGGCGTAGGCGTCCTCCTCCGTTACCTGCGCCCCGGCGGCCTGGAGCATCCGCGCCAGCACGAAGGCAATGTGCGAGATCGGCGGGCGGCCCTGCGCCGTGCGAACGGCAATGTCCGTCAGGGAAATGTCGCCCATCTCGATGGCGCGCATGAGTTTCATGGAGGGAACGAATTTATACTCCGTCCCCTTCCACACGATTACGAGTTCACGAAACACCGCCATGCTTAGGCCGCCGTGAAGGTGATCTGCCCGGAAGACTGGATCGAGGCCGTGAAGGTCACGGCATCGGCCTGCTCACCGGACGGCGCGAAACTGGCGAGGAAGAAATTCCCCGAGAAACTGCCGATGCCTTCCACCTCGATGGTGTAGGCCTCGAGCAACGCCGAAGCGGTGCCCACGGCGAGCGCGAGGAATGTCGAATCCTGCAGTGCGCCCTGCACCTCGCAATCCACGGAGCGCACGCCCGCGTCTGCGAGCATGGTCCGCCAGCCGGCATCGTCCTTGTCGGTGATGTCGATGGGCTCGTTGTTGATCGTGAGGTTGTCGGTGCGCGCACCC